TTGTATATCTAGACGCAAGTCTATCATACAAGTTGTCCTCAATCGCTTCTTCAGTGATTGCGAACGCTAAAGCTACAGTCTCGTGAGTGTAACGAGCTGTGAAAGTTTCTTGTGCTTCATCAAATGAAACTCCAGAACCTTCACCTTTTACTTGTGCGTTTGCGAAACCAGATAACATAACTTCTTCTTCAAAAGCTCTGTCAGATGATTCCTCGTTATAAATTTCAGAATGCTGATTTTCATAACGTTTGTATTCCAAGCCGAACAGTGCGTTCAAACCTGGCTCTAGTTCTTTAACTAGTTGTGATCGTGATATTGCCATTATTGTTCTCCTATTCTAGCTTTACGATTGTAGCTCAATTAGATTAGCAACTACTACTACAGATCTGAAAGCCGCATTTTCATCGTTTTCAGGATCTTCAGCAGATCGAAGTAATCTCCATGAAGCTGCATCAGCACTTGTATCTCCAATATCTAGTGTAGCTGAAGACTGGCCAGTAGTTGTACTACCTGCCGAAGTGTTCATATCATACGTTTCTAAATATCCAGCTTGTGCTACAGCAGCATCAGTTGCTACTACATATTGTTGTTGAGGGTTATCGAATACAAATGCATCGATATCTTCTGAGTTTGCTGGTGTTACTTGGACGTAATGATTCGCAAACGTTGGCTTTAAAGTTGTAGCCGCGTTATAGAATATTCCATTTAACACACCTAAAATAGGTGCATCAGTTGTTTGTCCGTCAACAATGTAACCATCAGCAGAAGCAACAGCTGCACCATGATATAGTGTAGTTGCATAACCCGCATCGATTTTGTATTTGCCTTGACCAGAAGTGGCTGGAGTTTGTCCAAGCGCACCTGCAGCAATCAAACCAAAACCTTGTGTGTTTCTATTTGCCATAGTTGTTTCTCCTTATGTACCTGCCCCTAAGGGCCTCCAGTACGGTTTATTAAATCCAGTGATTTGAAAAATTATTTTTTCGTACCACCGAAGGTTACACGAGATTGCCTTTCAACATTGATCGGCATTCTACTGTCCTGCTCCTTCATAAGATCGTTCTTTACAGCTTCGTCTCTTTGTTTATGTCTATTAGACATATAATCTTGACGTTGTTGCGCAATCTCAGTTGGTACCTTCGCAAGTAGAAGGCCACCGACCCCAATCACTCCCTTGTATTTGCCGTCATCGACAACTGGATAATCAGATGCATTTTCAACTTCTTCAGCTCTAACTAATTCATATCCTTCTCTTAAACGTCCAGATATATTTTTAGTATCCTGAAAGCCAACGCTTTCTGCTCTTATCCATCTATACCTGAATCCATCAGGTGCAGGGGGTGCATCTAGAGAAGATGGTGGAACCCACACTTTAGGTCGTTCAGACTTTGACCGTGTTTGGTTCGCACGAGAAGTATTTTTGTTTTCGTTTTCCATTTTACGCTCCTTCCTTCGTGTTTTTTAGTTGTTTTGCGTACTCTTCGAGTGGCACACCTAATTTTTTAGCTATTGCTACCTGTGAAGATGTGAGTCTCACAGTTTTGCGACCTGGCTTTACGCTTCTTGTAGCAGAAGCAACTGTCTGAACAGGAGCGGCCGTTTGCTTATTATCAGTATTACCAAATTTATGTGGAAAGTCAACTCTAATACGTTTATCAACTTCTGCATAATACTCGTTTGAGTTTGGATCATAACCTTCTTTTTCCGTTAAATCCTTGTGTATTTCAAAAGCAGTATAAGTCATTGCTTTATCAGTACCAAACCATGAGTTATTAGAAGCCCATTGTTCAGCTCTAGGATCTGGATTATTAGGTTCATCCTTTTGTTGAGTTTGAGGTTGAGGTTGAGTTAGAACAGGTTTCTCAGCCTGTTTCTCTTCTCTACCAGCTTTGGCTTGTTCAAGTTTTGCATTCTCAAAAGCAAGAGTTGCAATTCTTTTATTAGCTTCAACTTGAGCTGCTGCATCTCCAGATTCAATCGCTGACGCTAATTCTTTTTGCGCAGCTTCTAAACCTGAACTAATACTAGTCTCAAACTTTTTAACATAGTCAGCATCAGTTTTTTCAAACCTAGCTTCCAATGCTTTTCTTTTTTCTTCTACACCTTTGGCATAATCTAAAGCAGCTTGTTCTCTTCTTTCTGCTTCTCTCATTTTACGAGTTAATTTCGCAATACGAGATTGTACACCTTTACTGTAGTCCTCTAATGTTTCGTCAGATTTTTTTTCTTCTAACTTTGTTTCTCTTTCATTTTCAAATGATTTATCTGTTCCTTTTTCTTGTTCCGTGTTTTCTTCTGGCTGTTCAATTACAGCTTCTTCTTTTACTTCTTCAATATCTACAGTAGCATCAGGTCCTGATGTATCTATAGGTACCAATTTGTTTTCTTCTGTGTCTGGCATAGTTACTCCTTCCTATGATTAAAACTCATGCAAGATGTCCTCTGGACTATCAATTGTTGCTAACACTTCGTCGTCGTTTAGAAGACGCATTTCTCCGCCATCTATCTTGATCCGTGATCCGGCGTAACGTGCAAACATTACCCAATCATTGACCTTGCACCACGGACCTTCGGGATATCTTTCTTTATCCTTATAACATTGTGGGCCCATAGCTAAAACCAAACCAACTTGAGATGCAACTTGCTGTCGCTCTAAAGTTGTTTCAGCTAATACTAATCCACCTTTAGTTTTCTCTTTCATCTTGAAAGGTAAAACTATCATCCTCCACCCAGTAGGTTTTGGTAATTTAGGTTCTTTCTCTTCTTTTTTCTCTGATTTTTTTACACCAATAAGATCATTGTTTGGTGTTAATATCGATGACTGTTCCTTCATTGTGCTCCTTATCATTTAGCAGGTTAGAGATTTCCTGTTTAGTTGCCTCGTAGGCGTTTATTTGTCCTATTATATACTTGTAATTTTCCATATTGTCAACACCACCGGACGTCACTGATATTGATAATGCTTCTATTCTTGAATCTAGGAATCTTAAAGTTTTATTTATTACTGTTTCTAATTGCATTTAACATTTCCATCTTCTCCGTGCTTGTCTTATTCGAGAATTAGGATCGTTACGTGTTTTTGCTGATGACCTTTTTAATTGTCCTAGTGATCTAGCGCAGTATGACTTCCTACGATTAGCAGCTTTTGATCCTGGCTTCACTTTTCCAGTCACGGCTGTTTTTAATTTACTTCCAGGGTTTGCTGCCCTGTAAGCTCTTACACCTTTAGCTGTCATTCCAGCTCCAGATTTTGTTTTTCTATAATTAGCGTTTTTGCCTGTAGTTGTTTTTCTAATTGAACCACCTTTTTTGCTTTCAATTCTAGTAATATTTGCTCCTTCACCTGTACTAGTATCCATTCTTAACCCTCTAGGTAATTCTTTCTTTTTCTTTTCAAGAACAAAAGATTTTACATCTTCTTTTTTATTATATTTATTCATTAGATTTTTTGCATTTCAGGGTTAGTAGATAATATATTTTTTTCTGCTCTAGGTCTAGCTAAAGAGTCTCTGCTTCTTTTTCTAAGTTGAGCAATAGCAGATTCTTTTAATGCTTTCTCTTTTTTTAATCTTTGTAAATCTTTTTCTAAGTTCATTATGCACAAAGTTTAGCCATTAAACTTTTCTCGCTAGTTTCTTGTTCATTTTTTGTTGAACCGCTTCTGGTAGTTTAGAAAAGCCTTTAAATTTACCTGGAACATTTTTCTTTGGACCAAATGTTTCTTTTATTTTTTGAATATTTGTTTTTTTCTTAGCCATGTTAGTACCACCACCAAGTTTTCTACCAATTCTTCCACCATCAGCTTTTTTTTCTCCTATAAATTTTTGAATTCTTTCGTTTTTTTTATGTTTAGCTACTTCTTTTGCTTTTTTAGAAGCTTGATCTATATTAAACAAAGTTTGATTTAATTTTGCTTTAGACATTTTAGTTTTGTGTTTAGCAATAATTAAATTACTTTTAAGTTTGTCTAATTCTGTTTTATTAACTTTAGGTCCAGTTCCTACAATAGAACCAAACTTTTTTCCGCCTGCTTTTACAAAATTAAATAATCCCATTATTTTTTTCCTCCGTTTTTAAAAATTTGAGTTCCCTTTATACCATATATGCTCGCCACGACAAGGATCCATAAATTTGTAAACCAGCTCGGCAGCTGCGAGAACATGTCGAAGAACAATTTTACCTTGTCCATTGCTGCCGGATCTTCCGATACGACTGCCCAGGCCAAAATTGCTATGGGCAAACTGAGAATTATCAAAACTGCCTCGTCCTTCCAATCTGACTGACGGGCTTCTAAAAGTTTTCCTTGGTAAGCTTCCTTACCTTCGGCCATACGAGAAGCATGCATAAGCTGTGCATCTGACATAGCCATTTTAGTCTTCTGCTTGTTAGCATAAATTTTACTACCAGCAGAGACGGCTAATTTAATTGCCGAAAACCACATATTAGTACCAAGTAGCTATTTTTTTCTTTTCAGCTAACATTCTTTTAGTTCCTCTAACTTTTTCTTTATCTCCTGTAGGAAGATAATTGAAAGCACCATCAGCTGTAGTCTTAGATCTTGGATCTATCTCTATATTCTGTTTAGGAACCGCTATTTGTTTTGCTTTTTTATAGTTCATCATAATATTTACCTTTTTTAACTTATTATACCATTATTAATTGTCAAGAACAGACATTTCTTTAACACCTGCTTTAGCTAAACTAGTATTGGCACGTAATTCTGCTAATTCTTCGTTCTGATCCATCTTATCTTCAGCTAATTCTCTTGCTTGCATTAATTTTGCTCTATCAAAATCTGCTTTTGACTCATCAGCTTCTTTTTTTCTTTCATTTTCCATTGCTCTTAGGTCAACTTCACGTGATTTTAGCTTTAATAGCGGGTCTGCATCAAACTGTGAAGTAATTTTATTCTCTTCTTTCATAAATTCTTCAGTCATTTCAGCTATCAAGATAGCTTTTCTTGCTTCAATTTGATTTGTAAGCATTTGTAACTGCTGTTGTATCTGTGGATTGTTTACTGACATCTGTTGCATTTGTTGCATGTTAACCATTTGCTCTCTGAACTCTAATTGAACTTGTTCTTGAGCCATAATTGAAATGTGCTCTAAGATATTTTTTTGTATTGCAGCCATAACAGCAGGATTATTTCTAACCATGTTAGTTGACATAAAATTTAAGTGCGCTGTGATGTGTGCTCTGTGATCTTGACCAGGAAAAGCTTGAAAAGGTTTTCCACCCATTGCATTTATGTGTTCTAAACTTGGATCTATCGGTGCTGTTGGCGCCGGTGGTGGTAAAACTGCATCAACATCTTTAACACCAATCGCATTATACATGTTTCTATAAATTTGATACATATTATGAAGTTGTGGATTAGATGTTGCGATCTGTAATTGTGTTTGAGCTAAAGTTATTCTTTGACTCATTGAAAATATATTAGGATCCGCAACTGGTATAACATCTACTCTGTTGTCAAAGTCAGATTGTTTAATGTTTCTTGCACCACCAACCACATCGTATGGATATTCTGGTGGTAGATATTGTGAAACTATTTTAGATAATAATTTAAATTCACTCTTCATCGCTGCATAACATCTTTTGTGAATAGCACTCATGACTCTTGAACCACGCTCCAATAACGCAACTGTAGTTCCTACAGCAGCACCTTGGTTTCCATCACCTACTTGCATATCAGCAATAGCCGCGAACCTTTGACCAGCAGATACTACAACTCCTAATAGGTTCAGTAATGTTGGAGAAGGTTCTTTGTATGGTAGAGGAAAGAAAGCATCTCTTAAATTACCACCGGGTGCATCTACATCTTTAAATTCACCTGGTTGTATTGGTGATGCTTCATCTCTTACTCTAACTCCACGCTGTTTAAATCCAGCCGGTAAATTTGATAAAGTACCTGCGTCTAATAATTGACGGAGAGCAGCCGTTGCCGTTCTGCTCAATCCGCCAATCATGTGAATGAGTCCAAAGCCATAAAATCCAAGTCCTGGCAGAAATTTGAAGTGGACGAAATATTGGATTTTAGTTTTCTTTAGATCATCGGGCGCATAGTTTCGTCTAATAGACAAAACTTTTCTACTACCTTCATCGACTGTAACGAGGTAAGGTAATTTTATTCCTGTTGGTTCACCATCAGATCCAACATCTTCGAAACCTTCTAAATCTAAATTAACATGACACTCTAACAAAGTGTAAACAGGTTCGTTCTTACCTGTCTTTTTAGTTCCTTCTAGTTCACGTTCTTTTTTAGATAGCTCTCCATTAGAATCTGTTCCTGGAGGTCCTAACTCAACGTCACTATAGAAACCACTGACTTGTTGTTTTCTTAATTCGTTTTCTGAAATTTTCACGGTATGAATAACTGCTTCCGCATCGTCTAATGAGGTAGCTGTGTACGGAACAATTAATTCATCCGCTGGTACAAACTTCGATACCACTCTTCCAAGGGGCACGTCGTAGTAAACTTTTTTAAATGTAGAACCTGCAAGTGGTAAATGAAATAACATAGAATCAAATTCGGATTCATATTCTTTCATCGTGTCCATGATTAAGTAATTCATGTAATCTTTAACACGTTGCGATTGTTGTTCAGTTTGTGGATTTTTAACTCCTATGACTTGTGTTCTAACTGGACCATCACTTGGTAATAATTCTTTGTAAGCTTGTGCTTGAAACTGTGTAACAGCTTCTGCAAGAACTGGGTGTGTTGCACCTGAAGCTCCTTGAAAAGGTTCAGTTCTGTTTTCATATTTAAATCCTAATAGATCTAATCCAGTTGTGTATGCACTTTCCCATTCTTTTCTAGATGATTTATAGTCCATGTAGTTTTGAACCATCTCGTTTCCAATTGGTTCAACTATATCTTCTGGTAAAATATCTGCTAGGTTATCAAAGTGTGACTCTGTTCCTGGTACATTGATTGCACCTGGATCATAATCGATTGTTGCTCCGCCATCCTCTTCAGGGATAACTTCAACGGGTCCTTTTAATTCTTCTACGTTTTCATCCTGAACAGCAACTTCTTGCAATTCCTCTTCTGAAGGAATCTCAATTTTAGTTCTAGTGTTCGGGAGTCCTTTATCTATATCTGCCATTTATTACTCCTATATCTTCTTAACACGATTAAGTAGACCTTGCAACCCTTGTGAGTTTGGTCCTGATTCTGGTGGAATGGTCTTAGTTAGGCTTGCTATGCCTCCTTTTGAAAAATAATTTGCATAATATTCTTCCATTTGATCGGGCCTCATAGTTGTACCCATAACAGGATGGTAGTTTTGTTTTACAATATTCATATCAAGTGCACGTTGATCTTTTTGTTCTTGGCTCATTGCTGATAGTTTTGCAGCATCCGATGTTGGTTTAAAAAAATCTCCTATAAAAGGAATTTTTTGTGCTGCTCTTACATAAGGTCTTGTAGCTATAGAAAAATCAATATCTTTATTTATTCCAGGAATTAATGAGGTAGGTACACTTAGTCCAGTCTCCATTAAATTTTGTGGTAAGAAACTTTGTATTGGATTCATAATAGTTGTCATAAAATCACTGCCCATTGTACCTGCATCTGGATAAACTCTATTTTTTCTATCATCTACGGTTTTATTATATTGTTTACGAGCAAGATATTCAACAGCACTATTGTAATCTTGAAATAAAGTATCAAAGTTTTCGGAAGATTTTAATTTAGTTGCTTGAATTCTATATTGACTTTCTAAATCAGCAATTTTATTTTCTTGTTGTTCAAAATCAAAATCTTGTGAAAATCCTTTTTCTTTTTCTTGAGAAGTAATAGGAAGAAAATTTTCGTCCATTTGATTATAACTTTGTAGTAATGCTTTTTCTTTCTCTATTTTTTTTTCAAGATCTAGTATAGTTTTTAATTCTTGAAACCCTGTAGTGTTAACACCGATTTCTTGTCCAGCATTTGTAAGGTCTGTCATTCTTGCTTGGTCAACCTCTCCTGCAAGACCAAAACTAGCATCTCTTTGTGTAATTTCTAAAGCTGTAGCGTGTGGTGTTCCTTTAGATATTTCGTTATTATAAGTTGCAAATGCAAAAGCTGCTTCAATCGCTGCTCCAATTGGTCCACCTATTGCTGTGAATGCTTTTCTAAATTGTTTAACACCTGGGATTCTTGCAATTTCTCTAGCTATGTCATCAATAGGTAATCCTGAGTTTAAAGCAATAGTAACTTTTTTTGCAGCTTCTGGATTACTTTCTTTTAAAAGTTCTAGTGAAATATTTAATTGTTTTTTTGCATTTGGAGTAGATTGATCTACAAACTCATTTATAGTCATTGCACCTGGTGGCATTTGAACTGTATACTTTAATTTTTTGGAAGCAGCTTTTATATCTAGTCCTTGATTTTTTAATTCTTCAAGTCTTTTGGGAGAATAATATTTTTCGACTTCGTTAAGAGCTCTTATTCTTGGTAATTTTACTCCATACTCTTTTTCAAACCTAGAAGCTAACTTATTTATTTTTTTTGATTCTGTTGTAAAATTATTGGGATTATCTAATATATTTTGTCTAGCTACAGAAAAAGCTGCTTGAAAAGATGCCATTTGTTTTTGATTTAAATTACTATCCATAATATCTACAAATTGTGAAAACTCACCTACACCTGTTCTAGCTGTTCCAGTAACACCTGCTATTTCATTAATATCAAAACCTTTAATTTTATTTTTTTTTAAAATATACGAAGCTTTCTTTTTTAAAGATTCAAAAGTTCCTGTTTCATTTCCTAATTGATCATCAATAAGTTGTAGAGAAATATTATATAATTTAGATTTATAAGGATTACCAAAAGAAAATTTATTCATAGCTTCAAAAAGTTTATTTCCAGATTTACTATTACGTCTTATTGATTTTAATTCTTTAAAACCAAAGTCCATACCAGAATAATGTTGACTTAATCTAGACGAAGCTGTTGCAGCTTCAGATGTGTTTAAACCTAGTTTTTCTATAATATCATCTGGTACTATTAAACCATTTCTAATAAAATCTTTTGATAGTTTATTATTGTGTAATAATAACATATTTTTAATTGTTTTAGATTTTAAAGCTTGAGATTTAGAATACTGTAAGAAATCTTTATCTATAATTTCTCTTAAACCTCCATAAAAAAATTCGTCATTACTTAAACCATATTTTTTTCTTATCATCTTTCCAGTAACATTTTTACCCATAGAATATTTTAAAAATTCTGATTTTAATTTAGGATCATTTAAAATTTTTTTAGATTTTTTATATTTTAATTGTCCAGATTTTCCTTCTTTATGTTTTTGAATGGCAGCGTTTGCTGTTTCCATGTCTTTAAAATATTTTGTTTGACGACTAATAATATTTCCTTCTTTATCTTTTATTAATTTTAAATCTTTAACTGCAATTTTACCAGTGTTGGGTCCTTGTTCAACTAGCTTTCCCTCCATAAAACCAATCCGTCCACCGTCTGCTTTCATATTTCTTTTCAAGTATCTTGCTTTAAACTTCTCGTAGTTTGGTGCAGGATAACCTGATTGTTGAGCTTCTCTAGTAGCCGTGTCAAACGCACCTTGGATCACGCCTTCATCTGTTTCACCAACATTAGAATGTTTTACTGAAAGAGGTTTTAGATTTGTAGTGTCAACTCTAGGATTTGCTTTATTAAATCTGTTGATTGCTTCTATAGTTGTAACATCACTTCTCTTAGGAGGAATAGGTATCTCACTAGTACCGAGTTTTAATTTACGTTTAAGTAGTTGGTTGTTAGATGTTAGATATTCAAATACATTTTTAAGTCTGTAAGGATTCATTATTCCCCTAACATATAAGCTAGGCCACCTTCAGCCATGCCAAATAATTTTCTAAAATTAGATAATGCTGATGCTTGCGCTTGTTCTGGTGTCATGTCTAATGTTATATCTTTAACAACTAATTGAAGTTGATCTTCTGTTACATCAGCAGGAGCGTAACCTTTCATACTATCTACAATTTCTTGTCTTAATCTTTGTAAAGGAGATCCACCCCCATCAAAACCAATACGACCGCCGTCTGCTTTTTTCTTAGGTAGATTCATTCCTTTGGTATCATAGTTACGATATCCTTTAGGATCAAAATCACCTATTCTCGTACCTTCATCAATATAGTCTTCGGCGGACATTCCGTGTGTCTTTTCGATATAATTAATTTGTTCTAGTTGATCTGTTTCTAATTTATTTTTGTATTTTTGTTTATTCATACTGTCAGATAATTCTTTAATAGTTAATTTGTTACCAGTTGCATATTTTTGCAATTTACTTGTATCTGTTATTAAATCATCAACCTTGTTAACTTCATTAATTCCACTCATTTCAATATCACCCTCCCAGTTAACAATCTCTGGTTCTGATTCAGCGGCAGAGAATTGTTCTTTGGTTCTTCCACCACCTTTTCCTGTTGTAAGATCAGGTTCAATAACTTCAGACGCTTTGTATTCTAAATGTACAACCTCTGGCTCATTTGATGCACGGATAACTTTTCCTGTATCATCAGTTAAATGCGGTCCATACTCCAGTCTTACATTACCAGTATTTAAATCTTGATAGACAGTAACTTCTTCAAACTCATCTATTTTTTTAGTATGAACAATTTCTCTGTCTTTCGTTGCAAATTTCTTAGTGACATCATCACCTTCTTTAATAATTTTATTTACAAGAGGTTTAAACCACGCTGGCATTCCTTCTGGATTTCCAATTGGAACTGAAGTTAATTCTTTTGCAACTTGTTTAGTTGCACCTTTACCACCAAGTCCTAATAATCCTGTTTTAAGTGCACCGATACCTGCACCAACGCCACCCATAAGTTTTAAAAATGCTCTACGGCCCATGCCGCCACCTGCAAAACCTATACGGCCGCCTTCTGCATTATTCTCTCTAAAAAATGCTCTTGCAAAATCTGGTTTAACGTCTGTGATACCACCTGTATAAAATCCTGCACGTCCACCTGTTGCATATTCAGGAATGTCATCTAAATCAAATAACTCTTCTCGTTCTTCTCTTGATAATAATCTTGCATCACCACTTGATTCTGCTTCTTCAAGTTTTTTTTGTAAAAATTTTTTTCTTGCTGGAGTTCTTGATCCTGGTTCTGGATCTAGTTTACCTTTTCTAAATTCCATTTCCATTTGAGACATATAATCTTTTTGTTCTTTTATAATTCTTTTAGCGTCTCCTACTGTACCATCAAAGTTATAAGCCTCTAATTGATCAGCGCCTCCAATTTCATCTAAAAAGTCTTGGTACTCATCTTCGGTTAATTGTCTTTTTTTTATTCCTGCAATACCTTTTTTATTACCTTTATCAAGACGTGCTTTGATTGCTGCATCTGATTCAACTTGTTTACCACCCATGATCTTAGAACCATCAGAAATCTTATTTCCTTCAAGATCAAAAACAGGTGCTTTTTTCTTACCTAATAATTTTTCTGTAATACCTTTACCTTCAGCACTATCTGCTGAGATAACTTTAGGTTGATCTATTTGATTAACTACATTTTCAACTTGATTAACATTTTTCATATCTTCTGGATTAATACCATTACGCATCATTCGCTCTGCTGTCATCTGTGTATTAAGTTCTATGATTTCTCTTTTAGGTAAAGTTCTAACGACTCCAGTTTGACCCTTCATCATTGTTTGTACGACCCATTGTCTAATAGCTGTAAGCATTATTTAATCTCCGCTTTTTTAATTTTACGTGGACCAAATGTTCTTTTAAGTGGCAACTCTAGTTGTTTAAACTCTTTTAGTTTTTTTCTTGTTTCTGTAAATAATTTACCTTGTCCTTTTTTTTCAGCTTTTGGAAGTTTTGGTTTATAATTAAATCCTGTAACAGGACCTTTAACAAGAACAACATCTCTTCTTGTTTTTCCAGTTTTTTGATCTATATAAGTTCTTACTGCTTTATCTGTATAGCCTGCTTCTTTACGAGCAGCATTTGAAGGAAATGCTTTTGCTTTAAGTATTGCACCCATGCCTTTTGTAATTATACCCATATTAATAATAATTCCTTTTCGTTTTCTCGACCTGTTCATCCACATAGTCTTCAGGGTGTTGTAATAATCCTCCCTGTCTAAATCGCATAATTGCTTGTGTTGTACTATCAACCAAATCATCATGATCCCCGTACGGAAACGCAGCACACTCTTCGACGACTTCGTCTGCGAATTTTTGTTCAGGACACCATATCATACCAGATTCGAACAAAGGTGCAACTGCATTTACACGTGCATGTTTATCATTTCCTTTTGAAGGTGTGAAGTTTACAACCGGTATATCCATCTGTCTAAGCTCATAAGTTAAAGGTAAACCACTCGCTTTTGCCTCAATGATAACCGAATCAGGTTGCCAATAACTATATTGCTCTAATGCTAAACGTCGAAGTTCAGGAAACTCGTAACGCCCTTTTATAGAATCTAATAACATTAAGTTAGCAGGACTATCTTCATCTGGATAAAATACACCCCACGTAGTAATAGCTGAGTAGTCTGCAGTTTCTTTTTTAAGAAATGCTGTATCATAAGATTGTATGACATGATGTAAGGTGGGTATGTAATCCTTATCCCACACACGCCACCATTCTCGTTTAAGTATAGCTCCTTCTTCTGCTGTAGGATTTTGCATCCATTGCGCGTTCCATTTGCCCGTGGGCAGTGTTGCTTGGACCTTCTCTAATTCATCTAGCTTCCAATACTCAGGCCATACGGGTTTAGCGTCCTTTGATCCGTGGTCCATGATTGCTGGAAATTCGACCACGTGCCACTGATCAGCTTTCGCTTCTTTTTGATTCTGTATTAATTTTCCTGTTAAATCTTTATTAGACCAACGCGTCATAACGAGCACGATCTTGCCTCCCGGTTGAAGACGTTGACGAGGACCTGACGTGTACCATTCATAAGCAGACTCCATTGCATTAGGGGACATTGCATCTTGCTCAGAATGTGGGTCATCAATAATTAAAAGATCAGCACCCCGTCCGGTTATTGCACCGCCGACACCAGCTGCAAAATACTCCCCACCTTGTGCTGTTTCCCACCTACCGGCGGCTTTGGAGTCTTCCTGTAAAGTTGTTTTAAAAATTTTAGAATAATCTTCAGAGTCAATTAGGTTCTTTGCTTTACGACCAAATCTTACTGCTAGTTCTCCTGTGTGCGTTGCTTGAATGATCTTGAGTTTTGGCTCACGGCCCACCATCCATGCTGGCAATAAGTATGATGCAAACTCTGACTTCGTGTGCCTTGGTGGCATGTTCACAATCAATCGATTTATTTCACCTGTTGCAAGTTGATTAAATTTTTGTGCTATGTGTCTATGGTGAGAGCCTTCTATAAAATCGGGCCACACACATTTGACAAAGGACATAAAATCATCTTTGGCTTTATTCTGTATCTGCTTTTCGGCATGCATCACCTTCAGTTGTAAAAACTTTTTACGGACGTCTGATGGGAGTTTACTTATATCTACTGTATCCAAATTCATAAATTTTTTTTAAAAAATTTTTTTATAATTTTTTTGCACCATAAAGTGTTGGATATGTTTTTACCACCCTTATCTGTCTAAATCAAGCTTTACAACCTAGAGTAGTGGGACCCCTTTTTGTGCAAAGGGTGCATGGGGTAAAAGTTTTAATCGATATTGAGATTGAATAGGGATCCAAGGTCGTTGCGCCCTGGCGCGTTAGCGCCAGGGCAAGAAAGGTTAGTCCATTAGGACCATGTATGCTTCCGCGTTATGTTTGCGAAACCAATTAAGATCGGCTCGGACTTTGTCCCATAGTTTAGATGTACCGTCAACACCTGCTTCTTTATCTTCTAGAGTTGCTTTTAACTCGTTGATGAATAGTCTATCATGAATGATAGCTTCTTCTTTAGTAAGATGATAAGACTCGTTATTAAATCTATTTCTTCTTACCTCTGTTCTGTTTGGTTCGTGTTCTTGTGTTGTTAACATATTATACCTTTCTATTTGTTAATACTCTATCCTATTATAAATAGGATAGAGTGTCAATTAATTAATTCCAAACTGACTCAACTACTGCGCCGTTAGTTGCTTTGTTCAAAGCCTCCAGATATTCTGTTTCTGTAAGTTTAAGAACTTCCAAACAAAATAAATGTTTGTTTGCTTGTAATCCTGGCGCTCTCAGATAATCTGGAACCTGGCTCAACAGTTCTTCACGCTTTGCGCCACCTGGCAAGTATTCTGCTTTAATTGTTTTGTTCATATATACCTTTCTATTTGTTATAGGACTATCCTAGTCTATCTCGGTCCTATTGTCAACCCTCTTGATAGTATGATAATTGCGACCATAATGTTCCTCGGTTGCTTTTTCATAACCACCTGTTTCACGTCTGTGTCTTATAAACTCAATCGGTCGACCTTGTTCGATGTTTTCCATGTTAGTTGATAACCAAGATAACTTGCAAGATTGTGAGCAGAAGTATTTATCTGAATTTGCATAGTAGTACTGACTATCACTATCTAATGAAGTATATGCATAACGACCTCTAATCACACCTCTTGATTTTAGAAATCTATCTTGTGTTGGATTAGTATGGCAATGTGGTCCTTGGCAAAAATGTTTGTTAGGCATTAGTGCCTCACTTTCCAAGTTGTAGTCGCAGTTCTGTAACCATGACTATCTAGATCGTAATAAACATAATATGGAACACCTTGCTTTGATGTACCATAACGAGATTTTTCGTCATGTTTGCCTTGTCTTGTGATGTGCTTCTTATGTTTAGAAGCCCAATAAGTTATGTAAAATGTTTTGTTTGTCATATTATACCTTTCTAGTTAATAGGACTATCCTATATTATAGGATAGCCCTTGTCAAACTTTAATTTAGACTTTCTTCATATTGTTTTCTAGCCAATATTTTCGCCTCTCTTGTATTATTTAATTGTTTATTCTTCATACCTTTAATCATACTTGCTAGATTAGTAGGATTGTAGATTGTCAAACCTGTTGAGTTAGTTCTAATTAATTCTGCCTCATCAACTTGTATTCCAAGTTCTGTTGCAAGTTCAATTCCCTCACTCAAATAACGATATGCTTTCAATCCAATTTTTAACTGATCGCATTGTTTGGTAATTGTATCAATCCATGTTTGATGTTTCGCAACTAGATTGCCTTTAGCAATTCGCCATTCCTCAAATTTGGAATACTCATCTTTAGTACAAGCAATAGCACGAGAACGACAATAAGAAGTTCCAATGACATCAAGATAATATGGATTATCAAACTCTTTTGTCATTCCATTACAATCGTTATAACTACCATTATAACCCAATGCTTTCATACATTGATCTACATATTTAGTTTTGTGTGGGTTGTCTTGGTTTTCATTTTGTTGTGCAAAAATATCTGGATTACACTCTTTTGCTTTTAACTCCTCACGATAATATGAAACAGCAAACTTTTTGCCTTCTTCATGGTCATACTCACTACCATTTAGATTACCAAACAAACCAAAATCAAAATGAGATTTAGTTTCAGTTATCTCGCCCTCGTCGTCTTTATCTTCGTTGTGTGCAAAATAAAAACATTTATCTTTTGCAACAACATCACAAGGGTCGCCATATTTCTTTTTAAAAGTTCGGAGTGTTGCAACATCATCTGTTGGATAAGACCTTTCAACTACTTCTTTTGCTAACGCCCTTGCAC